GGCTTTATAAAAATACATTGATAGATACACTTCTTTTGGCCTCTATCGCGTCGAATTGAGTTAACCCATATTATAGTACACCTAAAGCCTAAAAGTGTCCTAGAACGCGAAAGAAGCATGCTTCTATGAGTTTACATATTTTAACATAAATCGCAATAATACAAAAATAGCCGCATATTTAGATATGCAGCAAAAAAAAGAGCCGCCTCTTTCGAGACGACTCTTTTCATGGCAGAACTATATAACTAACATTAAGCAAGTGATTCCTCTTCGGCTGTAGTCTCAGCAGGAGCTTCGGCAGTTTCTCCATTTGCCTGACCGGCAAGATATTCATCCAGCTCCTTCTTTGCATCCTCGAGCTGTTTCTTTTTGGCTTCCAGCTCTTCCTGAGCTTTCTGCAGCTTCTCCTCTGCCTTCTTCACATTCTCCTCGCAGCGAATTACGCGGTCCTGAGGAGTAAGCGGAGAGCGGGTTGCTGCTGCCTCACGGCGTTCCAAATATTTAGCATTGAGCTGCATACCTTCTTCGTCGAACTCTTCGGCAATCTTAATGCCATCAGCTTTTGCAACTTTATGCATTGTCTTCGTTGCGAGCGGATTGCCTTCGATAGGAGCCGGAACTGAAATGCGGTAGAGCAAGCGCTGAGCTCGTTTGTCAGGCACGATTGCCACGATACGGCCAACTACCATTTCGATATGCTCTTCGCCATTTTCATCTGTAGTACGGTATTTCTCAAATTCTACCATTTTACCTACGTTGCCGATAACTTCATTAATCTCTTCGGCAATTGCTTCCGGCGTCCATTCAACTTTGTCTGCCGGGTCTTTTGCTTTGCGAGCGCGGGCTTTTTTCTCCGGCTCAACAACTTCGTCCAGAATACGAATAAGATTGCTGTCATGTACCTTAACGATGCGGCGTCCGTCGTCTGTCTTGATTGCATAGAGTACCTTATTGCTGCGCTTCTCTTCAATCACTCCGGCGATATAGCCGTCAACCCATTCTACGGTGTTGAAAGGAACTGCCTGACAACGGTGGTTAACATTCTTCTTCAGCTCTTCAGCCAATGCATGACGGTCCTCATCGGTCATCTTCGGCTTTTTCTCAAGAGTTGCTTTGCTGCTGTTGCTCATCGGATTAATTCCGCCATTCTCTTCTGCTGCTTTTATAGCCGCTTCTTCTTCTGGTGTCAATGGATTTTCTGTATCTTCGAACTCCTGTACAGAGTTTGCTACTTCAGACTGTGTTTCTCCTGACACTGGAGCTTGAGCTTGCTCACGAGCTGCGAGTACGGCCTCGATAGCCTTCTTGTCTTCATCACTTGCTGTTGCTAAAAGAGCATTTAACTTCTTCGTTGTCATCTGTGAAAATTTCTTTGTTGCCATAATACTGTAAATTTTGAATTGTTATTAAAATGTTATTGTTTAATTTTGATATTGCAAATATAATATGTTTTTTTGAATTATTGAGCCGCTTTGGGAACTTTTTTCCAAGTTTTATGTTAAAAAATATCAATTAAGTTTCTTGAACGGCCCTAAGAGTCCGAGAGTACTTATATTATATCCCTCCTTGCCAAAAAATCTGAGTGCCATATTAGCCAATTTCGTTGTCCCTAAGGCATCCGAAGACGCTATTATGATAGCTACATAACCCTCATCGTTGGACACGATAGCACAATCCGAAATGGCTTCTATGAAGTTCTCCATATTGTCCAAATTCTCTCGAGTGGCTTCAACTTGAAGACGATAAGCTGTTACGAACATTTCATTTTTTGCCATGTTATTTAGCTTTTACGGTTTTTGTAACTCTTGCTTACCTCTACGCTGAACACGCCGTGCCAAAGAGCAAATCGGATTGCTGTTTCTAAGTTGTCTTGTTCAACTGCAATTGTTGGTGTCAAAAACAACGTTTCTGACTTGGTTGCTGAAAATTTCATTGTTACCATAATGCTGTAAATTTTGAATTGTTATTGAATTTGCGCCGCTGGCGGTATCGCTCCGCGCTTAAAGCCAATCCTCTTGCAGCGGCTAAGGTTATGCATTTTCTTGAGAAGTGCCGTCCCATTCTGTTTGCTGTTCAAGCACAATGTACCGGCGTTGCTTTGAGCGACACATAAGAGCCGCATAGCTCTCTGCGTCTGTCAGGTTGTCGAACTTCTCCACGATTGTGGGCTGAAAGATTGCGCCAAAGGCAACTGCTACATAAAAAACTTTCGTTTCCATATTCATTTATTATTTAAGTTTCGATATACAAATATACATATTTCTTTTGAATTAGAATACTGCTTCAGGAACTTTTTTCAAATTATTTGGCTCCCATCTGAGCAGCATATTCGTCAATCTGTTCTCTCGTAAGCCATTCAGGTTTAACCGGCAACAAGTCATAAAGCTCTCGCATTTTATCGATTTGTTTCTGCTCGTCATGAGCCCAAAGGCAATGCTCAGCATTTCGGCCGCCATAGCCAAGATAGTAATCACAATCACATTGAAGCCGGTTGAGTAGCATGTACTCAAATTTATAGTCTCTTGCTGCCATTTTTAGTCCTCCTTAATTGCTTTATATTTTTCACATGCTTGTTTCATATCAGCTTGTAATTTCTCTCGAACGGCTTTATCTTGAAATGCTGGTGAAGCGATAAAGTAAAAAATCGCGTTAACTCTGTATATTTCGGCCCTAAAATATTTCTCTTGAGCATCAAGCAGTTGCTGCTGATATATAATTTCAGCTTTTAACTGCTGTGTTTCGTACAAAGCTGCTCCTGTTTTGTACAAAGCTACTCCATTCATAACTGCGAGGATGGCTATAGCGCCAATAATTACTTTTTTCATATCTGCTATATTTTTATTAGTTGTTAATTCTCTTGTTTTAGTTCAACACTTATGAGGTTTAAACTGCCGTAAATCATACCTTTCGTGTATCTCTCGGCCTGTTTTGTTGCTCCTTGGAGCGACACAGATTGAAATTCCTTTGTAGTGAAGTAACCGCCATTCTTCAATTGCGGATTGCTACGCCAGAATGTAGCGATATAAGTTCTCTTGCTGCTCATATTTTCCTGTTTTAATTATTTAACTGCTTCTAATACAAGATGAGCAATTGTTTCCTCATCATACCCAGCTTCTCTGAGTTGCTGCTCGTACTCTATGAGCCAACCGAATGTACTTTCATCCATAATACCACTGTTTTTATATTGTTAATATTCTTTATTTGTATATTATTCCGGTATATTAAACTGTTTCAGCAATTTGTTTCTCTCGTCTTTCGGCATTCTCGTGAGGTTAATTCTCTCGGAGCCGGTCCAAAGATATACATAGTCACAATGACCCATCCAACTGCGTTGGCATTCTTGCCGATAGTCATTTGCCTCAGTGTAGCTTGCAAATCCGGCTTTATAGTCGTATTCGCTGTCGTCTCTTTCAACGTACAAATAAACTGTCTTCTTCATATTATTCTGGTATTACTGTTATTGTCCACTCAAAACCTGTCATTCTCTCGAGGCGCTCCTGTTCATGCTCAGCCGACTTCTGACTCTTGCAAATAGTCGGACAATAGCCTTTGCGGTATCTCTTGGGCTGCACTCTCCACGTTCTGAGGTCTGTGCTCTCCTGTATCATGCCGTGTATTCTCTCGGCCCATACGACTCTGTCCTGTTCGCCTCTCCCGGTAGTTGCTATAATTCGGCTCTCCCGGTCTGTGCTGTCGATTGTTACTATGTTGCCGTACTTGCTATAAGTTATCTGGCAACCCAGTTCCGTGGCCTTGTCGATTAAGGCTTTCCACTGTTTGTCGGAGTACTCACTCCTATAATAGTTCTTTGTCATAACTGTAATTTTTAATTGTTAATTTTCTTGTTCCCGACAGTGGAGTTGAGCCACTGATGCCGTTTTCTCTCGGCCATTCTCCCGCCCGGGATGTTCTCCTGCTATTTAATAATCTCTATAATAATTTTTGCAGCACGTACTACTAAATTAAATTTATCCATATTACAGTTTATTTTAATTCTCTCGGCAATATTGCCAATTGTGCCCGGCAGGAGAGTCGAACTCCTGTGCGTCCAACCCGGGCTAAATATCCGCATCAGCGGATATTTATGCCGTTCTCGTCTACGGTTATTACCTCGAGCAGCATTGCCTCTCCTGGTATTTCTCTTGTCTCGGTAATTTTCTTGCCGTCCTCTTCACGTTCTACTGTCTCCTTTTTCGATTTGTTTTCCTTATAAATGCAGTACGTATGAGCGTAGTACTCGCCGAGTGCGTCGCGCTTGTCTGCCTCTTTTATTGCCTCAATGATATTTTTCTCGGCATAATAATGGCATTCACTGGCAAACATTCTCTCGCCGCTGACTTCGTCGTTGGCAATTCTTACTTCTCCTGCTGCAATTTGGTCATTGTCCAGAACTGTCAGGACAAAACGATAATTTCTAAGTGTCTTCATTTTACTGTAATTTTATTTGTTAATAATCATTAAATAAATTATTATATATATCCGGTTTATTTTCGATATGTAAATATACCAATTTTATTTTAACCGGAAAAATTTTTCATGATTTTTTTTGGAAATTTTTTTGCCTGTAAAATAAATAACATATAAAAATTCTATGAGTTAAATTGTGTTAGATGTGATGGTTGTTTCGTTAATAATCTGAAATTGATAAATTATGCCTTTATGGTAATAAAATAATTGTAACCTGAAAATATATTTGGTTAGGAAGTGTTAAATTTTCGTTAAACCTTGTCATAGGAGAGGCTGTGAGCCTGTCTCTGGTTTGAAACTTGAAAGTTATTTTAGTTAAAAAATGTTAACAGGCTATCAGGCTTAATGCTTTTTAATAACCTTTGACGAATGAGGCTGTCAGGCTTAACACTTCTTAACCTGATAGATTTTTATATTTCAAGAATTTTGTCAATGCGGAGGAAATTAGGCCCCTGGCTGGGAGCGGCAGTGCCCCTTATATATAGTATATAGAGCCATGTCCATAGGCAGAAAAATTTTTTGGCTTCAAATCATTCTCGCAAATTGCCACCAAATCAAAATTCGCAAAGGCCATCATTCAGGCATTCTCGCAAATATCAATTTAGACCCTTAGACTTAATAGGGAATTCGCAAATTGCCACCAAATCAAAATTCGCAAAATCTGTCATTCAGGTATTCTCGCAAACTGGCTAACAAATCATAATATAAGTATGAGCAAGGGGGCCAAGAGGCTCATAAATTCTCATTCTCGCATACATTCTCGCAAATATCTATCTAGGCCCTTAGACTTAATAGGGAATTGGCTTCAAATCATTCTCGCAATAAAGAATGAGTGCTCAGAAATAATTTTCAAATAAACAAAATAAACATTTGAAAACCGAGGTATGTTTCTCGATAAGTGATTGATTTTCAATAAGTTAGATATATTATAAACAAATAAACAATAATATAGTTAAATCTCTTATATATAGAATTGAAATATAATAAAAGTATATTATAATAAAATAAATAGGCTAAATATATTATAATATAAGTATAAATACGATTTTAGAGGTAATCTATATAGGGCAATTGAATATTTATGCCACATAAATTCTTTTCACTAATGCATTTTTCATAAATATATTGATTTTCAATTAGTTATATTCGGTGAAATAGAAACATGATTGTTTACAGGCTCAACTCTATTTCACTGAATAACTAGTGAAGCATGAAACATTACAAACTATTTTCCATATTGGTAAATCGATTCACTAATATAAAAAATGTTAATTTCTCATTTCTTATGTAATTTTTATTCTGCAAGAATTTTCACCTATCAGTTTTTATTAGTATATTCGCGAAGTAATAAAAAACTATATTTATGATACGCATAGGTAAATACAAGTATTTGGTAGATTTACAAGAAAATGCCAATTTACAGTCTACGAGCGCATTTTTCATACTTGAATTTGAGTATGATAATAAAGTATATATAGGCTGGACAGGAGAAAGAAGAACTTTTACTGTTAAAAACAAAATAGAGAGGCTTATATACAATGTATTTCACGATGCAGCTTGGCCAAATAAAAATAATCCTGATCTGGCAAAAGCTATAACTGAAAGCAAATATATAACGGTTTCCACAGAAGAAATTCCTATGGACCTAGGACTGATGAGTATATACTTAAGAATGTATGAATTGATAGATGAATATATGGCTTATGCTCCCTATGGCCACAACATAATAAATAGCTTAAATAAATGTGCAGCAGAAAAAGCCGTCATACCAGGATATGCAGCAAAATGGGGAATACCAGAAACCATATATAGAGCTGACACAAATAGCATTCGTAGCTATCCACATAGAGCTGTCTATCAGTATAAACAAATGACCGATAATCTATATAAACTCTATAAAAAATGGGACTCCATAAGAGAATATATAGAAAGTATGGCCCCGATGAAAATAAACCCAAGTGCAATATACATGTGTTGCAACGGCCAACGTAGAATTGCCTATGATTGTATATGGAGGTTTGATGGGGCAGAGGAAATAATTGAAATAGCCCCAGATATGAGAAAAGTAAAAACTAAAGAGGCTGCTAACATAGAGAAAAATGCATTAGTGAAAAGAATCTAAGTGGCAAAATATATTTTAACAAAAATACTTTATTAGAAATTGTTATATTAAAAATATAATTAGTATATTTGCAAACGAAATTATATATAAAACAGATAAACATGATAACAATAGAAGGCATAAATGCCGATACAGTTTCTTCAGTCGATAAGCTGATGACAGAATGGGCTCTATTCACAGTAGAATTTGAGTATGACTGCAAAATGCTTGTATGCCATACATTCAATTATCCTGTATTTAGAGGTATCAAAAAGCTAATAGCTCATATCCTTAATAACAAGATGGAAAATCTTGAATTGAGGCGTGCACTTTTATCTAGCAAGTATATAACAGTAGATATACTTGAAGATATGAAAGACAATATGCATGAAGGAATGTTGCTTGACGAAAAGAAAAGTATTGTGCTTAAAGAAAAATATAGGCTCATAAAAAAGTATAATACTTATTATCCATACGGGTACAATATACTTACAGACTCATCTTCAATAAAAGGAGAGCATGAATATGCCTATGCTTTATATGATGAACTTGTAAAAGAAATAGATGCTCATGCTTTATATGTCCCATCTGACCTTAAAGTAATACAAAGAGGAAGACCGGGCAAAATGGTTCATAAGTTTAACGCAAAAACCGGATTATATTTAGAAACGTATAATTCTGTAAAAGAAGCCGCTATTGCTACTAATACAAGCCCGAGTAATATAAGTGCATGTTGCAATGATAAACTAGGCCAAAAAACAACAGGAGGCTTCAAGTGGTCTTATGAAAAAGATGTAATGTTTACAAATTAAAAAAAATCAATATGAAAACAGATAAAATAGCACAGAAATTAGCAGATATATTGCCATCACGCCCAGTAGTTCCTGGAATGTCTAATCCGGACGCATCCAAGCTTGTAGAACAAGAGGCCACGCGTATTAAGGCAAAGCAAGACGCAAAAGAATTGGCTCGTATTAAGTATCTTGAAAAGCAAAAGCTTAAAAACCTTCAAGCTAAACAAGAAAAGCGTCAATCGTTAGCAGAAGAACTCGGCGTGGAAGAAATACCAGATGGCCAAACTGAGCTCCAAGCCAAACGTATTGCAGAGCAGCAAAAACGAGTTGAGGCTATTGAGGCACTTGAGGCTCAGACTGTAGAGCCGCTTAAAGCAACTGAGTTAGCAGAACGCCACAACTCAGGCAAAGGCTCATACTCATCTACGATAGGCAAAGCGCTTCAGTTACAAGGAGCATCAAGACCTGAAATAACAAAGCTTCTTACTAGCCTTAATATCAATTTAAGTGTTCAGCTTACAAAACAAGACACGGCCAATTTATTGGCTTGTTTATTAACATGCAATAACTCGCAGCTACAAGCCTTAATGACTAATAAAAAAGTGCCAGTTGTAATAAAGACTGTAATTAAGCGACTTATTGAAGACGAAAAGCTAGGTAACATTGAAACTATAGAAAAATTATGGGATAGAATATTCGGTAAAGGACCTATGCAATTAAGTCTCCCAGAAGGACAGCAGCTGCAAACTGGAATAATACCAAATCAACCGGTGTCAAGAGAAGCTTATATTTTGATACGTGATACTTTAATTAAATAGCAGAAATATGGCAATCAAATCACTTAAAGAAATGCAAGAAACAGCACTAGATGCCACAAAGCCCGGAACTGTAAATCCTAAAGAACTTCTTCAGGTTGAATTACTATCTTCTTTTGAGAAGTATACAAAGTGCATGTTTAAGTGTCAATACCATAGAAGTTTTATAGTTGCAGAGCATCATAAGAAAATGTTTGAAGTATTACAGGATGTTGTAGATGGTAAGTGTAAGCGACTTATTATCAATATAGCTCCACGCTATGGTAAAACTGAACTTGTTATCAAATCATTTATATCATGGTGTTTTGCATTAAATCCAAAATGTCGATTTTTGCATCTATCTTATTCAGATATACTTGTGAATGATAATTCTGAAACAATCAGAAATATCATGCAAGAAGAGCTTTATAAGACTCTTTTTCCTAACTCAGCTCTTGCATCTGAAAAAGGGTCAGCTAAAAGATGGAAAACTAAATCAGGCGGAGAGCTCTATGCTGTATCAACACAAGGCCAAGTAACTGGATTTGGTGCAGGAGCAGTAGACGAAGTACCAGATATTGATAAAATGGACGGAGGCAATGATATATTCACATTCGATGACCATACAAACGAGATGCTTGATATGATAGGAGCTACAACAAACATTTTCCAAGGTGCGATTGTAATCGATGACCCAATTAAGCCAGAAGATGCTGAGTCAGATATTGTCCGCGAGCGTATTAACATGCGATTTGAGAACACAATTCGTAACCGTACTAACTCGCGTAATACTCCAATCATTATAATAATGCAAAGGCTGCATGAACATGACCTTTGTGGCTATTTGCAAGAGATAGAGCCAGATGAATGGACTGTTTTATCACTTCCGGTTATACAAGTAGACCCAGAAACTGGAGAAGAACATGCACTTTGGCCAATGAAGCATACACTTGAAGAGCTTTATAAGATGCGTGAGATAAATCCACTTGTATTTGATACGCAGTATATGCAGGACCCAACACCAAAAGAGGGCCTTATGTATGAAGGATTTAGAACTTATAAGATAGAAGAGCTTCCAACAGGCACAAAAGCACTTCAAAAGTGGAATTATACTGATACAGCTGACACTGGAGCTGATGATTTATGCTCAATTTGCTTTATAAATACGCCTGAATACTGCTATATAACTGATATTTTGTTTACAGATGCACCTATGGAGGTCACAGAGCCAAAACAAGCTGAAATGTTGACCAAAAATGGCACGGTTGAGGCCTTAATTGAGTCAAATAATGGAGGCCGTGGCTATTCGCGTAATGTAAAGCGTATATTAAGAGTTGATTTGCGTAATTTTAGATGTGCTATTAAAACATTTACACAGACAGAGAACAAAAAGGCACGCATTTATACAGCTTCTGCTAATGTTCAAAGTGATATTCTATTTCCAGAAGGCTGGGAGAGGAAATGGCCTAAGTTTTATAAGGCTCTTATGTCATATCGTAAAGATAATAAGAAGAGAAACCAGCACGACGATGCTCCAGATTGCTTAACAGGAGTATATGAAATGCATGCAAGAAAAGGTGGGCGTAAAAAAATACAATTAAGAAACTAGTATGGAAAAGATGATAAGCCCGAATGGAGTTAAGGCAAACATGTGTTGTGCAAGCTGTTTACATAATAAATGTCTATATTACACTGGAGCGCCTAAAGTTACAAGATGGTGGTGTACTAAAAAAGATAAAGCCATAATTAACGGCAGAAATAAGTGCAGCTATTATGTAATGGATGAATTTTTCCAAAAAAGAGGCTATAAGGTGATAAAAGATTAAATTCTCGCATTATTCTCGTAATTTCTAGGCTTCTAATTATATATTAATGATTAAAACATAAGCTTTGAATGAACATAATGCGAGAATATGAGATAAAAAAATACTTCTATAAAAAATGTTAAAAGCGGTACAACTTATAAATAAATTTAGTATCTTTACACTGTGGAGAAGTCAATTCGAAGCAAATACAGGTAATTCGATGCAAGTTAAGGGGTAACTGCTCGGTAGTATTAACATTAAAACATAAATAAATTATGGGATTAAATTGTGGATGCCCTGCCGGTGCTCATATCGCCGACCTTGAGATTGCTGAATGCAAGGAGAGTATGGGGCAAGTTCAAAAAGTTGCATTTCAGCGTATCTATAAGACAGCTGGAAAGAAGAACTCTGTCACTGACCCGACTAAGAAGGCATCGTTTTCAGCTTTGTTTTCTGCTGCGGATGGCACAAAAATGACGGTTTCTCCTTATATCCAAGGTCCTACTTCTGAACCTGGTGCAGCTCGTACTTTTGGTGGAGGTAACCAGACCCTTGGAGGTATTGAAATTACAATTGGCCGTGAGCCGACAACGTTCTCTGCCACTATCTATCAGGAAAGTCAGAAGACAATTGCACAGCTGAAACAGTATATGTGTGAAGAGATTGGCGTTTGGCTGATTGATGAAAACGGCAACATTGGCTGTTTGGTAGATGACCAGGATGAGCCTACAGCATACTTCCCAATTCCTATTGGTAAGTTCTTTATTGGTGACAAGAAGCTTGGTGGTTTTGAAGAGCCGGACAGCAATACAATTGAATGGTCATTCTATCCTAACTGGAGTGATAACTTCTATATCATCAAGCGCGAAGCACTGGACTTCAATCCTCTTACTGATTGGGTTAATGCCGCTTCTGCTGGAGTTTAAAACTTTCAGTTATGAGAAAGAAAAAAGAACAAACAGTAACATTGGTTGTGCCTAAATACAATATGAGGCAGGAGTTTGGCATTCAGCATGCCGAACGCCTGCTTGATATGGGCACAGCCATAAATGGTGGATGGGAATTACCTAAAGATAGCAATTATACTTACAACGAAGAAAATGGCCTTAGAATTAAATCAGATAAAGCAAATTCTGCAAAAGCCGACTAAACGTCAGGCTATTCAGAAAGCTGTAAACATGCAGCGCCGTCTTAGATTTCATACTGAGACGAATGTTGCTGTATCTGATATTAACCAACCTACGACTATATTCCTTGATTGGGTAAGACAGTTGCTTCCGAAGGATAAATTCAACATATTCCTTCATCTGTTCAAATTTCCGTTGCCTACACCTGCTGTAGTTGAGGACGTCTATAGAGAACTCGAAAGGGTTTTCTATAGCCGTAACTCATCAAGCTCATACCAGTTCACAGACTCAGAACTTGCAGAAGACTGGTCTCAGTATAAAAAGAATAACCTCAACGAGCCAGAGGTGTGGAAAACAATTGGATGGAAAAGAATGCAGGTATCGCCAAATAGTATTTTGGTAGTAGACCTTCCTCAAGTACAAACATCTTTGCGTCCAGAGCCGTATTTTTATTGGCTTGAGATTGATGCTGTAATTGATTACCAGACTTTTAGACTTGATGAAAATCAGTTTGAGTGGCTTATTTTCAAACAGCCGGAACATCGAATAGCCGTATTTGATGATACTTCTATAAGAGTATATCAGCTGAATGAGAAAAATGAAATTCAGTCACTTATTTCAGAGGCAAAGCATGATTTAGGATATTGCCCAGCTCGGTTCTTTTGGTCAACACAACTCAATGAGAAAAATAAAGACCTTAAGAAAAATCCAATTACAAAAGAGCTATCAAATCTTGATTGGTATTTGTTCTTCTCTATTTCGAAGCAGCATTTAGACTTGTATGCACCTTATCCTATATATAGTGCGTATGAGGCTGATTGTAATTTTGAGAATAATGAGACTGGTGATTACTGCGATGGAGGTTTTCTACGCAATGCAAAAGGTGAGTATAAAATTCTCAATGATGGAACAGTTGAAAAGTGTCCTTGCTGTAGCGAAAAGCGTATAGCTGGTCCTGGTTCATTCTTAGAAGTTCCTATACCAAATCAATCTGAAGGTGTCGCAGATATGCGTAATCCTGTTCAGATAACTACTATCGATAAAGACTCACTTGATTATAATGTCAATGAGTGCGCAAGGCTTAAAAATGAAATTGTAATTTCTGTTGTTGGTTCAGGTGGTACTGTAAGTGAAAAAGAAGCTATCAATGAAACTCAGGTAACTGCTAACTTTGAAAGCAAAACCTCAGTTCTCAATGCCTTAAAGACCAATTTTGAATTGGCACAGAAATTTGTCGAAGATACTGTTTGCAAACTCAGGTATGGAGGTGCTTTCATATCATCTTCTGTAAACTGGGGTACAGAGTTTTACGTTTTCACAGTAACAGAGCTATATTCTAAGTACAAACAAGCAAAGGAGAATGGTGCGTCTAACTCAGAACTAGATGCTATATCGCAACAAATTCTTGAAGTTGAGTATCGTAACAATCCTTTGGTACTTCAGAGAATGCTTATCTTAAAGCAATTGGAGCCATATCCACATAAAACGCTGGACGAAGTGTTAAAATTGTATGAAAAAGAGTTATTAAATGAAAATTTGGTAAAGCTTAAAATAAATTTTAGTACTTTAGTTGAAAAATTTGAACGTGAGAACATTAACATAATTGAGTTTGCTTCAAATAAGCCAATGAGAGAAAAAATAGATATTATAAACAAAAAACTTTTGGAATATGTTACAGAAATTGGAACTTCAGCAACTACAGGCACTCAGTCTTGAGGATGTTAAGTCTTATAAGAAAAAGGCCGTAGAACGTAAAGCAGAACTAGAAGCTGCTAAGGCTAAAGGCGGAAAAGCTTGGACAAGCAACTTACAGGAAGAGCTTGACGAGGTAGTTCTTTTCCTAGTAGATGTTGATGATGTTATCGAAGAAAAATCATCGGCATCGAAAACACAGGCTAAGAGTGGTTATACTCCTAAGCCGGGTACTGAGAAGATGGTGCACTTGTCAATTGTGCGCGGTCGTAGGTTTAATCCAATGACTGGCAAAGAAGAGTCACCAGCATATACTCAAATGTTCACATTCGCAGAGTGGCAGCTTTTCAAGAAAACATATAAAGGCCTTGGTTATACCATTATGGCAGCTTTACATGACCCGTATGGAGATGCTGCAGAGTTAGTACAAAAGTAATTAACAATAAAAACAAAGCTATATGTTAACAATTGAGATGCTACGACAGAGTTCAGCTTTAACAGGCCTTACAGATGACCAGCTGAATGCAATTGCTGAGATGTCAAGAAATGATGAGAATACCGTTATAGGTACTAAAATCGGTGCATTGCACGGTCAGTATGACACTGATATTCTTGGCATTACAGGCATTAAAAAGAAAGATGGTGAAAAAAGTTACGACTATGCTAAGCGCGTACTTGGCGAGTACAAAACTAAAGCAGAGTCTGCAAAAACAATTCAAACTCAGCTTACTGCTGCTCAGGCACAGGTTGCAGAGCTCCAGTCTAAACTTGAAAAAGGAGCTGGCGATGAGACTTTGAAACAACAGCTGAAAGATGCTAAAGCCCAAGTAACTCAGCTTCAAACTCAACTTCAGACAAAGGAAACTGAGTTCAATACCAAAAAGGCAGAGTTTGATAAAACTATTAAGGACACGCATGTAGATTATGCTTTTCAAGCTGCTACAGCAGGTCTTAAGTTTAAGAGTGGTATTACTGAGCCTATTCAGAAGACGCTGCTCAACGCTGCAAAAGCAGAAGTCCTTGCAAAAGGTACTCCTGATTTCATAGAGGACGGCCAAGGAGGAAAGAAACTTGTTATTCGCGGTGCAGATGGTAATATCCTTAACAATCCGAAGAACAATCTTAATCCTTATACGATGCGAGAGCTTGTAATGGAAACATCACTTAAAGATGTAATCGATACAGGTCGTCAGCAAGCAGGCGGTGGAACAGGAGGCTTTGGGTCTGGTTCAGGCGGAACAGGTGGAACACTTGATTTGTCTGGCATCAAGAGCCAAGTTGAAGCTGATAAAGCCATTGAGGCGCATCTGCTTGCAAATGGTTTGACCCGTGACTCGCAAGAATTCGCAGACCAGTCAATGCAGCTGAGAACTGAAAACAATGTGGCAAGTTTACCTATTAGATAAAAAATAAGTTATGAAGTATAAAAAGAAACCAGTAATAATTGAGCAATTCAATTTGAAGACACAGCTGAAAGAATTTGTGAGCTTTCTGAGTTTATGGGAGGAGCGCATGTAAATTATGAGGATAAAAATAATCCATATGTCCCTATTGAAACTTTAGAAGGCACAATGCGAGCAAGTGTAGGTGATTATATCATTAAAGGTGTAAATGGTGAGTTTTATCCATGTAAGCCTGATATTTTCGAGAAAACATACGAAAAAGTATAAAGAATAAAAAATGCTATGAGGCGTAAAAGGGTAATGCACCATAATAGCATAATTATTAACAATTAAAAACTTAAAAGTTATGAGTCTAGTTTTAACACGTATCCAGAACATTCGTGCGAACTCTAACCTTGATAAGTTTGAGTATCGCCCCAGTAGGTACGGCGCATTGAATGCTTTTATGGTGCAATCTGAAGACCCTACTGGCATCCTCACTGAGGAACTGAAGCAAAAAGCAAGGACCTCCATCGGTAACACGCTGGAAACTCCGGTAATTGACTATGATGCTGATATTACTATCGGTAATACACGCACTTTGGAAATTGCCGACAGTGAAAACACTTCTAAAATGGTTCAAATCACGTTTGCCACTTATGCGTGGGGATTTACTATTGCTCCGGCAATGTACATGAACAACGAAATTGGCATTCAGAAGGACTTTGAAACCAAAATGATGAAGTACATCTATGCTTTTGCGAAAAAGCTTGATGAAGCTGCTCTTGCTGCTCTCGCAGCCAACAAAACACAGGTTTTGAAAAATCCGCTGTTGTATGACTGGTCTGCTAATGCCATCAATGCAAAGTGGACTGAGCGTGAAAACGTATTTGGTGACCTTGAGGTTATGATGGGAGCAAATGACTTCTATGGTCAGTTGCATCTTGTAGGTGACCCTGGTGTTGAGTCTATCATGCGTAAGTTGCAGCAGCACGGTCTTTACAATGACGTAAACAAGCAGAATGAATTTGGCACAAAAATTGTTCACTTGACGAACAATATCGCAGCTGCTGAAGGTAAGTATGCTCAGGGTTACGCTGTAAATGCCGGCTCTCTTGGAATGTTGACCCGCTTCGAGCGTGACTGCTTGCTTGGAACTGTTTCTGGTGACGGCCATGAGTGGGGCATTGCTACTTTGCCTCTGTTGAACATGCCTGTTGGTACATACTTCTACGATTCTGTAGGTGACTACAATACTATCGCAGGAGCTGCTACTGCTGATATGACTCGTACGCGCAAAGAGCACTATGGTTTTGCTGTTGACGTGGCCTTCTTTACTGCATATAATAGCTCGCCTGGCACTTTGGCAAGTCCTATTCTGGCATTCAATGTATCAAGCGAGGATGCTGCATATGCTAAGCCAGTTGTAGTAGTTAACTCTGAAGCCAGCCCTGTAAACACTAAAGCTGTGGGTGCTGGAGGATGATAAACCGATAGCAAATCTTTGAGTTGTTATTAGCTTTGGTAGGAGGCACACTGAGCCACTAGGCGATAGTGGCCTCCTATTTTTCATTAAAAATTAAGAATTATGGTTAGAGCCAACGATATACAAGAAAAACTGTTACACCTTATTGGATGGGAGCAGAATTATGATACATCAGACTTAAAAATATCTGATGCTTTAACCGTGAGTGAAAGTGGCTTATATTTTCAACAAATTCATCCTTTGCTGACTTTGCAGAATATGTCATGTATTGCTCCGGACTTTAAGAATATCACTTTTCCAGAATACAATTCTGAAAAGGAATATAGCAAAGGCAATGTAGTTGATTATCAAGGAACACAATATAAAGCGCTTCAAAAAGCACAAGGAAAACAGCCCGATATTGAGTCTGAGTATTGGGTTGAAACCAATTTATTTTCTGAATGGCTTGAAAGTAAAACAAAGGCAAGCATTCAAAAGGCTATTGCTAGATACTGCAATGAAAAAACGGTAGAAGGGACAAATAAGCCATTATGCGAAAGTCGTACTTTGTTTGATGGAACAGGTAGATTAGTAGATACTGTAAAGAATAAGAAAAACCTAGTTGGCTTTGAAATTGTATCAGTAAGAGCAAAAGGTGTAACCGCAAAGATAAATAAAATATGCCTTCAGTTTACTAAAGCTGGAGAATATACTTTGTATCTTATGCATTCAAGTATGGATGCTCCAGTAAAGATTATAAAGCTTAATAAGATACGAGATAATAGTGCTGAATGGTTTACAGTCGATGACCTCTATTTGCCATATCAAAGTGAAGATAATGATGCAGGAGGAAGTTGGTATTTGTGCTATTTTCAGTCTGAACTTCCAGAGGGAAGTCAAGCTATTAGAAAAAATAAAGACTGGTCAAAAGAGCCTTGCGGTTCATGCTCACGTAGAGAATTACTTGCTTGGATGGCATGGTCTAAGTATCTTGAAATTCATCCATTTTTTGTAAATGAAGAACTTGTAGATGCAGTTAATTTCAATGATGACTTTAACGAAGATTTTGCAAAGTGCCCACTTCATCTATGGGATGTTGAAAACAATCAATATACCTATGATAATAACTACGGATTAAACTTAGAAGTTACTGTAAGCTGTGATATTACAGACTTTATAGTTGAGCAGAGAATGATGTTTCAAGATGTCATAGCTAAGCAGGTAGCCGTAGATATGTTACGTGAATTTGCATACAACTCTAATGTAAGAACAAATAGGCATTCAATCAATGCTTCTCGACTTGATATATTATATGAGGTAGATGGTGACTCTTCTTCTATGAAAAAATCAGGTTTAAGTTATCAGCTAGATATGGCTTTTAAGGCCATTAAGCTGAGTACTTCTGGAATTGATAGAGTATGTTTGCCATGCCGAAACAATGGCATTAAATATAGAACTGTATAAGTATGGCTGTAAAACGATATAACGCGACACTCCGCAATCTGGAATATAGGTTGCGAAGTTTTAAGGATAGCTTGCCTATGCTATTAGAAGATATTGTGCGTGACAAAGAAGATGTAATAGTATCAGCTATAGCAGATGACCAGTTATATCGTCGTGGTATCAACGGTAGAGGTGAAAAGATAATGGATTATATGCCATACAAGCCTAAAACCATACAAATAAAAAAGAAAAAAGGTCAGCCTACTACAAGGGTCACATTACGAGATACAGGCACTTTTCACGAGTCTATGTTTGTAGTATTTGACTCAGAAGGTTTTTATGTGACCGCGAGTGATGAAAAAACACCTGAACTTATTGAGAAATATGGTGAAGAGATTTTTCGCTTAACAGATAAAAATTTTACCAGAATAATTCGTTCTCACATAAGAAAAGAATTAGTTAAACGATTAAAACAGGCAATAAGGAAATGAAGGAAAACTCAGTACAAATAAGATTTAAGGAAGACCCTGTATTGCTTGATAAGATATTACAGGATATGCAAAAGTCACTTATGAACAGACTTAAGTGGCTTAATTATGCATTTGGTAGAGCATATAAGCTTGTAGAACATAGGCCAGATGGTAATAAGTTTATATATCCTGCGATGTATAGCGGCAATGGAGAATATGTGTCACTTTTACCGAATGATAACTTTGGCAATTTTTCATGGTTTGATATTTATGACCCACAAAAGATTACTGAAGTAGTTCAATCATTGCCACAATATACTTTCAGCGGGGCCATTATATTCTGGTATGACCTCAGTAGCATTTATGAAGATGAAACTGTTATGCATACAGAAGAAGTAAAAGATGAAATTATGCGGGTATTAACTACTCCAGGTCTTATTACTACAACCGGTAAGCTTGTTATAAATGATATATATGAGCGCTTTGAAAATATATATAAAGGCTATTCAATAGAGAAAATCTATAATAACTATACTTATAAAGGAGAAGGTATACAAGATATTGATAAACAATTCTTCATGTACCCTTATGCAGGAATACGAATTGAATTTACTTTAACAACTAGAGAATTATGTCAGCGGTATATTTTATAACAATGCTTTCGGCTTTAATATATATAGCCTTAGCAGCAGCATTTGCTATTTTGCTAATTGGAAAACTTGGTGTGCGCGATGAGATAATTACCAGAGCTCCTAAGCTTATTTCTCAATTATTCGATTGTGACTTTTGCTTAAGCTTTTGGACGTCGCTTATTCTCGCTATCATTCTCGCTATTTTCTTTAATGAGATGAGTATTATGCTTATTCCTATCATATCAACCCCTATAACGCGAATTTTAATATGAAAAACCTGATAGTAAATAAAAAAGTCGTACGGGTATATGACAGCATAGATGAAATGCCTATTGTAAATTTTCAGAAGTACAATAAGTATTTGCTTATAGACTCTGGAATTGGCTCAGATGCAGATGATATTGATGCTCATATAACTCGTGTTGCTAAATTCATTAAAAGCAATAATGCCAAAAAAGCTTTGCAAGAACTGCAAAACATGAGGCAAAATATGTATATGGTGAACAATGAAATTTCACCGAGGTACTTAGCTTTTGCAGCTCTTATTCATAGCATAGACGGTGAAGAAGTTAATGATTTGTCAGACGATGGACTTAAAAACATATTGGCCAGGCTTAAAGAAATAAAGCATTCAAAGATTATAGACTTTTTGACTTGGCTTAAAAAAAAAGTAACCACCGAACTTGAAATGTACTTTCCAGGAGATTTTGTAAATCCAAAGGAAAAAGATGCATACGATAAGTTAAAGCAAAGAACACTTCTTGTGTTGGACTCTATGATAAATGGCACAGATAACTCTGAACAGATAGAAACCATAGATATGATAATGCTTAATATGCATTCTCCAAAATCATACACAGGAAGTGAGTCTGTTGAGATAAAATATGATAAGCAGTTTGAAAGTACTTGCCTTTTGATAGCTCAAAAAACAAGTATGGATGCTAAAAAGATGACAGTACTTCAATTCTATAATGCTGTTGATAATATAAAACAACAATTAGAAGCAGAAAGCAAGAGTGTTAAACGGCATAAAAGGAAATAATTATGGCTGAAGATGATAAGATAAAATATAGCGATATAATTGAGCCGGATGACTCGATTGAAAAGCTTGTCAAACAACTTGGCGAGCTCAATCAGTCATACGAGACAATGGTAAATGCTATCAGGGCAGGTGCAGATAGGATTGTGCATTCTCTTAAATCTGCTAGTGGAGCTACAAGTGAAGGGCGTAAAGCTATTGATGAAGCAACAGCATCTACGTCAAGACTTGAAAGAGCTCAGAATGAGCTTAAATTAGCTTTATCTGATACAGGTAAACAGATTGCTTGGCTTAAAGCACAAACTTCAGATGCTAATAGAGCAACTGTAGAACAGCAGCGTCATATCCAGCAAGCTATATCTTCTTATGACCGTCTTAAGTCTGACCTAAAGCAAACAGTTGAGCTATATAAGTCTTTAACTGCGGCTGAAAGAGCAGATAGCGAAATGGGGCAACAGCTACTCAATGATATTCTTAATTTGAAAAATCAGATTAAGGCCCTTGATGACCAAATGAAGCCTCATATCCAAACTCTGTCTGAAGTAGAAAAGGCAGAGCAAAGATTAGCTTATTTACAGTCAGATGAAGGTAAAAGATTACTTGAGTTAAAAGCTAAAATTGCTGAGCTTACTTCTGCTAGAAAACAGCAGAAAGCTACAATAGACCCATTAGCTCAGGCTCAAGAGAAACTTGCCTATGCTCAGTCAGAAGAAAATCAGCAGCTTAAACTCTATTCAACCCAAATACGAGAAGCAAATCAGATTGCTCAATTACAGGCTACAATTGCTAATTCTGCAGAAGGTTCTTATAATAGACTTTCAGCTCAATATGCATTAAATAAAATACGACTTAATCAGATGTCTGCAGCTGAGAGAGAAGCTGCTGAATCTGGTAAAAAGCTTGAAGCTGAAACAAATGCAATTTATCAGCAAATGATAAAATTGCAAGAAGCAACAGGTAATTATAGATTGTCTGTAGGTCATTACCAAAAAACATGGGATGGCTTAGGCATTTCTATTTCTCAAGTAGTACGAGAATTACCTGCTGCAGCTGTATCGCTTAATACATTCTTCTTAGGTATATCAAATAATATACCTATGGTGGTGGATGAAATTAAAAGACTAAGAAGGCAAAATGAATTACTGAGAGCAGAAGGTAAAGAAACTGTAAGTGTAACAAAGTCAATCGTAAAATCACTGTTTAGTTGGAATACAGCACTAGTAGTTTTACTTACTGTATTCTCTATGTACGGTAAAGAAATTATCACATGGATTGATAAAACGTTAGCAGGTAGAGATGCAGCTAAATCTTTTGAAGATGCTTTAGAGGACTTAAATGATGAGCTAGGAAAAGGGTCTACAGGGTCTTATGGCCAGCAGATAGCAGTATTAAGAAGATTATCTGAAAATTGGAAAGATTTAGGGGATAATATAAAAGCACAAACACAGTGGATTAAAGATAATGAAAAAGAGTTCAGTAAATTAGGCATCACCATTGATAGTATAAATGACGCCAATAATGCTTTTGTAGATAATACTGAATCTGTAGTGGCCGCGTATAAAGCAAGAGCTAAAGCAGAAGCTGCGCTGAATGTTGTGTCCCAGCAATACCAAAAACTATTAGTTGCAGAAAATAAAGCTGAACTTGAAAAAGTGCGTGAGTACGGCTTTTTCGACAAAACTATAAATTACTTTAAAGCTTTATGGGGCGGCATTTCTGGGCCAGACTCTGATTTGTCACTTGAAACTAGATTAAAAAAGCAGAGGCAGAGAAATGTAGAAAGCCTACAAAAAGACGCAAAATCTCTTGAGCAAGAAATTGAAAGCTATTTCAACGTATGGAAATTTTATGAAGACCAAGCAGATGCTCTATTTAAAGAAATTGGCTTAGAAGAATCTCACAAAAAAGATAAAAAACGCACACCGAGAGACGCTGATGATAGATTGAATACTCTCGCTTTAGCAGCTGAAAAAGCATATCAAAAGAGCCGTACAGAGATTGAGAGGGATGAAAATAAGAAGCGCAGAGCTGAAGCCTTTGCATCATTCAATCAAGAAATAGCTGATTTAAACGATAAATATTCTAGAATCCAAAAAATACTGAATGGTCAAGACGAAAAATATAAAAAGCTTACAGAAAGCCAAAAAGAAACAGCTATCAAAGCACTAGATGATATAGAAAATGCTATAAAGAACAAGCAAAAAGGCTTAACTCTAAGTCTAGATTTGCTCAATATAGATGTAGAAATACAAAAAGCTGAACAGCTATTAAAGTTGTTAGAATTAGAAGGTGAAGTATCAAAAAAAGGTTCTTATGAAGAACTCAGCAATTCATTAAAGCGATTAGATGTAGAAAGACAAATAGCATTACTTAAGAATGCTCAGTTACCAGAAGCTAAAAGACAACCTACAAGCGCTATAAACGCATCTTTCGATAAACAAAAAGCTATTGCTGTTGGTAGTTTTAGCATGTCAAGTTTTGATGAACAACAAGCTCTTGACGAGGCTGTATTTAATGAAGTTAAACGCAGTGAAACTGAGATAACCCGATTTAAGCTTGAACAAGAAAAAGCTAGATGGCAAGAACAAATACGTTTAGCAGAAGCTGGTGGGTTAGATTGGAGTCAAGCTCAGATTGATGCTGCTAAAGCCACTGTTAAAGGTATAGACCGTGAATTATCAGAGCTTGATGACTTTATTAAAAACATCGGTAAAAAAGGTTTAGGCGGTACTTTGCTTGAGAAACTTGGCTTTGATGATGACCAGATTGATGCCCTAAAAGATGCTGTAAATATAGTAATAGAACAGCTTCAATCCATTATGGATGCCGAAGTTGAATTAGCTGAACAGGCTGTAGAAGCAGCTGAAGCTCGAGTAGAGGCCGCACAAAAAGCTTATGATGCCGAGGTTGAGGCTCGCAATAATGGCTATGCTAATAACGTAGCTACTGCTAAAAAAGAATTAGAGCAAGAAAAGAAAAATCAGCAAGAAAAACAAAAAATGCTGCAGGCAGCCCAAAAACGTCAAGAAGCATTAAATACTGTTACTCAGGCATCTTCGCTTGTCACTGCATCTGCTAATTTGTGGAGTTCATTCTCTTCAATTCCTATTGTTGGCCCAGCTCTCGCATTAGCTGCTATTGCCACGATGTGGACTTCATTTGCAGTAGCCAAAATTAAAGCTAAACAAGTAACAGCAAGCCAATCTGATGAATATGGAGAAGGAGGTCTTGAGTTCTTGGAAGGAGGCTCTCATGCATCAGGTGATGATATTGATTTGGGTGTAAAGAATAAGAAGAAGCATAGAATGAGAGCTGAAGGTGGAGAAGCACTTGCTATTATAAGTAAGAAGCGAACTAGGAAATACAAAAAGATACTTCCAGATGTTATTGATAGCCTAAATAAAGGAACATTTGAAGATAAATATCTTAATGCATTTGCTAGTTCAGATGGCCTAAGTATTTCTCTTAATTCCAATGGAAATATGGACCTCTCAAAAATAGAGGATGACGTGAGAAGTATTAGGAAACAAAGTGAGACTAAATACTACGCATTGCCTAATGGTGCAGTAGTTATTCAGCATAAAAATGTTAAACGAATTATAAAGAATTAAAGATATGATACCTCCAAAATATAAATTTTACATATCGAAGAATGGCGGTGATAAAGTAGAAGTAAATCCACATTATAAAGAGCTTAATAAAAAATATGCTAAAGAAAGTGGGCAAGAATTTTTCCGTATTTCACTTGATGGAAAAATAAAACTATTTGGCAATGACTATGAGATTGTACATAACTCAAGCCTAGAGGACCACATGATATTTACTATAGATAAATATAATAGGACTTCTGGCAAATGGGTGGAATATTATAAAGGCGAATTTAATAAAACAGATTGCAAACTTGATTATGAAAAAAAGTCATGTGAGCTTAAAACAACAGCCCTTGATGAATATAATGATGTGGTTAACAAGTATGAAAATACTTATGACCTTATAAAACTTGCTCCAGCTATATCGAGAATAAACCTGCATAAACGCTCTTTAATGCAGGTTTATGTTAGAGGTTCTAATTCAATATCTAATTTTTTCGGAGGTATATACTGGGAAAGTGATGTAAATGAAGCAATTGACAATCACAACGACTTGATAAACAAATATTATTTTTCTTATATAAAAGCAGGAAATGAGTTTTATATAAGAAATGCTAGCATTTCTGATGTTAATGGAGTATATGCTGGAACAAACGGATATTGGAGTAAATGGAATCCAGGCTACACGTGCAAAACGGAATTAGTAGATGAAAGCTCTACGCCATATAGAATACGGTTATATAGAAATTCAGATAATACCCTGTTATATCAGTCAGAAAAGCAATGGGCTGTTAGTGACCCTGACAATAAATACATATTGCGCAATGATGTTAAAATGGTAAATGTAAATAATCCAGACGATACATTTATTATAAAGAGTCCTTTCGTATATCATATCTATAGACGTTTACTTTGTGATGTAGATACTGTAGAAGACTCTGAAGGTATAAAGAACACATACGATTTGCCATCTGATGACTTTGTCACAGACAACAGAAATTATAAAAAGTGTATTGGATTAACAGGTGGAATGTTTTTCTGTACTTCTAGAGCAGTAGATAAACCTACAAGATATGGCCTAAATGATTATAATCAGTATTTTACTAATGAGTATATTCCTAGCACAGCTGGTATAGGTAGGCCTTTACCTATTAGTAGAAATTCCTGGGCTAATGCGTCATTGTGGTATGTATACGATAGCTATTATTCTTTATTTGAGCGGAGATTAAGAAAGCAATATACTCTTAGGGATAGTTATTCTATAGCAGCGGCAATAAAGGCTTTGCTTAAAGAAATAGACCCGTCTCTTAAGCATGAAGCAACTGCTGAATATAGTCGCTTTTTGTATGATACAGCCGCACCAATGTCGATGGCAAGATTTTATGTACATATAACACAAAAAACAAATATACTTAAAGGTGAATATGACCAGCCCGCTCAAAAAGCAGAAGTATCATTAGAAGATATAATGAAAATGCTTCGTGATTGTTTTAGATGTTATTGGTATATAGAAGATGGTAAATTTAAGATTGAACACATAAGTTTCTTTATGAGAGGAGGCTCATATTCTTATAATACAAGTATTCAGCTTGATTTTACTAAGCTTGTAGACCAATTTAACAAAAAGCTATCATCATATTTTCAATCAGAAGTAGAATATGATAAAACAGACCTAAATCAGCGATACGAATTTGGTTGGATGGACGATGTTACTGATTTGTTTGGCGGAGTAACCATAGATGTTAAATCTAACTATATACAGAAAGATAAAACAGAAGAAATAAATATAAGCCAGTTTTCATCCGATGTAGATTACATGCTATTTAATCCATCTAATTTCTCAGATGACGGCTTTGCATTATTATGCCCTGTTAAAAATGGCTCCTCTTTAGAATTGCCCATAATTGAAACACAGTTGATAGATGAAAACGGCGATACATATGAGGCTGTAATTCAGAATTTCTATGCAGCTTGGGCATATCTTGTGCGCTTTTATATGTATGATATGCCTGCATCAAATCTTGACTGTAATGTGCTCGGTAATTTATATGCTAGTGGTGTAAAAATGTGCATGAAGCATACTATAGAGTTTCCTATAGAAGAAGATTTGAATGAACTTGAGCTAATTAAAACTACTATAGGGAATGGAAAAATAGATGAGATTTCTGTCAATGTAAATACTCGCCATGCTAAAGTAAGATTACTTTATGTGCCTCAATAAAATTGTGCGTTAAAAATTATTAAGAAATTTTCTTATATCGATTTTTATTTGTTCATTAGCAACATGAAGTTAGTGAATAATAACATATCGCCATTGCCTTTTTACGATAATCTTGCACTGCAAAATCATCGTAAAGATTATGCTTTTGGCCAGGTTTATCCGCTAATAACCTATAAGAATATGTTATTGCCTTTTCAAGTAGTTCTTGCTAGTGGAACATCTGTAGGCTGGGTTAGACTATATAATTCCAGCACAGGAAAATATACAGACATAACGGCAAGCATGAAAGAAAATGGCCTGACTATCAAGTCATATACTGGATTTAAACTATTGAAATATCCTGGCACTCTTCCTATTATAGGAATTGTGCATGAAGGCCAATATTACTTAGCAATATCTATATCTGGTTTGGGAACTATATACTCTGATGTATTTACGGTATGTAATAAGGTAGACGATTATCTGCTTCTTGAGTATTACAACTCATATAACTTTGAGCTTAAAAATGGTATAGTAGATTTTTCTGACAATTTCAAATTTAGGTGCTACTTGAATACACAAATCGGTAAACCTGAATATGACTTTGAGGAAGAAGCTACTGAGCGGATGGGCTATACATTTATTGAGAGCCAAATAAGCAAAAAGATTTATAAGTTTACATTTGTAGCTCCTGAATATCTATGTGATGCTCTTAGGATTGTAAGGCTATGTGAAAGCAAACAAATTACAAGTAAACTGCAGACTTACGATTTGACAACATTTAGTATGGAGCCTGAATGGGAAGACCAAGGAGATTTAGCTGCAGTTGAATGTGAATTTGAAACTGATACTGTTATAGCTAATATAGGTGGGTATGAGCCTGAATTAGTAGGCGGTGATTTCAATAATGATTTTAACGACGATTATAAAATAAAATAATTATGGCTAATTGGACTACATTAAAAGAAGCCATTGCTAATGTAATTAAGACAAATGGCAATCAAGAAATTACCGGACGAGTTCTTCAAAATGTGCTGAATAACATAATTAGCAATCTTGGCGCAAATGCTACATTTGCAGATATTGCTACTCCTTCTACAAACCCAGGAACACCTGATGGGCCTGTATTTTATTTAGCAACACAAAGTGGAACTTATTCTAATTTTGGAGGTGCTATAGTTGAAAATGAAGCAGCTATATTATTATACAATGGTTCGACATGGGTAAAGAAAGCGACAGGAATAGCTTTAACAGAAAGCGTACTTAATCTTGTAGCAAAAAGTACGATTATTGACCCTAAAACACTTAATTC